GATGCCCGTTCCCACGATGCCTGAAGAGATCGCAGCGTTGGCAGCTTGGTTGGTTACCGCACCGCCTACAAACTTGGAAACCGGTCCACCGGGAGCGCCGAAGAAAGCCGTTGCACCGCCAACAACCGCACTCTTTACTACATCCTTGAGGCTGCCGCCACCCAGCGCAGTTACTGCGCCAGAAGCCACGGCCATCGTAGCGCCTGCTCCCGCAGCCGTGCCAGCGGCAAGGGCGGGGCTAAGCCCTGCAAGGAGAGGCGCTGCAAATGTTGCAATAGCAACCGTTGCCAAAACCTTGCCGATGGGACTTGCAACGACTTTTTTAACGGCAGTGGTAACTGTTTTAACTACGCCTTTGATTGCGGACCCAAGCTTTTTGAATAATTTTTTATATTCAGGCAATCCAGTTTCTGGATTAATCACGCCCATGCCGCCGCGCTTGCGCAGCAAAGCAGCTTCCTGTGGATTGATGTGAGCCAATACGGTGTCTGTGCCCCGACCTTGCGAGGCAACCATCCGTGCAGCTTCAGCAATACCGCCCCGTGCCATACCCATAGGGGGAACAGGCGGCTGTTGAATAGGGGCTGACTGCTGAGAGGCTTGACGAGACTTCTTAGCCTGCATCAAGATCATGCCAAACGTGGCCAAGAATTCTGGGTCATGCTCTTCGGGCAAGTCCCCTGCTTCAATTGATCCGTCCGCAATTAGTTGCGCTAAGGTCTGGGCGTACTTATCAGGGTTGTCATACAAATACTGAATAATTTGGAACAGCTCATCCAGTTCCTCATCGGACAAAGAATCCAACTGAGGAATGATGCCTGACAACTCAGCATTGACCGCTGCATGTGCATCAGGACTGGCATTTTGCAAGCCCTCTTGGACCGCATCATACGAATCATTAAGCGTCAACTGAGGTTGCTCAGGTGCGCCTGTACCAGCAGGTGCGCCTCCTGCGGGGAGCGCCATAATGCCTTCGGGGTTCATCGTTGCCATGTTATTTCCTTGTACCGTAAAGGTTTTCTAATCGTATCACGGGGAGGTCTTTATGCGAAGCATTTGACTGTTTACCTGCACGCCATCTTGTGTGTCTCTATAAACATCGCCCAATCGAAGATTAGGTAAATCTGCCTCCGTCGGTAGCGTTGTTAGATTTAAATTTAAAGTAGACGCGCCAACAGAGCCGGGGGTGTTTAGCCGAGAAAAAAACAAACGTAAAACGTTGTTCAGCTGTTCTTGATAAGTACTGTTGTACTCTTTAGGGGCCACAGGCAAATTAGGGGGTGCAACATTTAATTCTGCCATCAACGTCTCCCGTCTTGCCTGATGTCAATACGTGGTGACCCAAGTTGCCATGTCATGTTTAACTGATCTGATTCAATTTTTACTGCCATCTGACGACCACGTATGCGGGTATACACCTGACCCGTGAACTCCTCTACTGGAATCATCGCAGTGCCCGTAATGTTGGCATTGTTGCTGCCCCCAACAGAAGCGGGATTGTTATACCCAGAACCTGAATTTTTTAACCCAAACAAGTACATCGTTGCCACAGGGCTGTTAGAGGTTGAACCACGGAAGGTTAGATCCGGCAACATGCGATAGACAAATGCAAAGTTATGGCCATCTCCAATGTCAAACTGAGAGGATGTAATGTATGCATTGATAGCCGTAGCCGTAGCCGTTTCTTGATCATTCAGGCCGTTTTCGTGCTCCACAATATTGTTACTGTACGTTGCAGCAATTGGGAATTGTCCTATCCCAGAATCAAGGCCCGCTGTGCGGGCCATGGTGCCGTAGTACCAAATGTCCTCTAGGTAGTTGTAGACCACATACTGATCAACAGCCATTGAACCGGCGGAGCAGTAAAACCACCACACCTCGTTAAATCCTTCGTTAGTAACGGCAAATATTTGATCAGATTGCGCCATGTTTAGGTCACTGAAAACAAATTGCCTGAGATCACAGCGCATTGTTTTTACACTGCCATCGTACATATAAAACTTATCCACACCCATCCAGAAAACAATACCGGAAGCGGTTGCAACAGCATTAGGGCTGATGATCGAAATGTTGTCCGAAAGTATCTGTGAGCCCCAAACAAACGGAGGCCCAAGATACTGGAAGGAATATAGAGCAATGTTGGTGTAAATTAGAATTTCTTGCCTAGTCTGTATGGCTGTGATGATTTCTGAGCCGCGAGACAAGGTAATGCTGCCTGCTTGATTGGTAGCAGAAGGAGTCCAGTCAACCGGGTTCTCCTGATCGGACCATCGCACCAGCATAGGGCTAACAGTTGAAGAACCAATTTCGTTAGTTCCAAAGCAAAGCACGAAGCGACTTGCATCTGATATAAGAAAATAATTTTGAGCCGTGGGAACGCCAGTTGCCCCATTCAAAGAAGACAGCAAAACTCCTCTTTGCGATATTTTATGAACGCCAGATTGACTGCCAGTAGTATTGATCAGCGCTCCTGCGGGAGTCGTTGATAAATTAAAAGTGGTAGCCGACACGTATCGTGTGTAATACGTCACGCCCACTGAAAGCCCTGTGGGCAACGCACCAGAGGTTTCCAAAACAATTGGTGTTAAATTAGGGAGATTTAGCGTGGTTGAAACCACGCAAGGAGTAGCAATTGTTAGCGTAATAGTTGGGGCTATGTATCCAATCGTAGCGTCCCAATAGTAAAGAGGAGAGCCCCGTGGACCGTAAATCAAGTCCTCACCAAAGTTAGCCTGATTCCAAATTCGCAATGCTTCGGAGGAAGTTCCTCCTGTCCCCCAAGTACCTGCACCCCAAGCGCCCGCACCCCAGCCCACTATTGCACCAACAGTCTCAGGACCTACGCTCACCTGATATACCGCATAAACGGTTCCACCCCCTGAGGCAGTAGATGAGGCAGCAGAAGCTGCCGTGATTGTGTAAGTTGTGCCACTACTGAAAGATAATTTAAATTCGCCAGAAATGGTCAATCCCCCAACCGCCGTTGCCCCTGTGAAAGTTACAAAATCTCCATCAGAATACCCTCCGGCAGCATCTGTAACGGTAACGGTGGTAGAACCGATGACCGTTGCAAAAGGCGCGGTAAGTACGTGAACGGGGATGGTCGGCGTAATATCGTAATACTGTCCCCCATTAGATATATAAAACTTTAGATGTGTTCCAATACCTAAAAGATTTTGAAAACCCAGTGTGGTCCAATTTTTTATTGATCTACAGATTCCCAAAAAGATTGCTGAAGAAATACGCACCCAGCCACCAATCTTTTCAGGCGTGCCTTGGCGAAAACGCACTTTATCCGCTTCGTACCATCCCCCTTCAGTTGTATATCGAGTGTTTTCTCGATTTACGCCGGGTTTAAATACTATTTTTTGCAGTGGCATGATTGTTACGCTACAAGGCCGGGAAGATACTGTGTTTTACCAGCTACCTTGGTAGCAGTCAATTCCTGCTTCTTCAGGTTATTTGGGTCGTAAGACACATGAACCCAACCGCTATCGGGTATACCCGGAGTGTAGAATTCCAGAATCAACTGGGTGTAGTCCAGATTATCCATAATCCACTGAGCTAAGTCAGCGTTCGCTACGCCGGGAATCTCGATGTCTGCTGCCATCCCCTTGCAATGGTCACTGGTTTTTGATCCTCCCACTGCTGCATTTGACTCAGGACTGCGATAGGCAGAGTTCACCTTCACGCCCTTGCCATAGTGGTCGCGCACCGGTTGAAGCACCATCTCGCACAGGGTGCGCAGGTTTTCGGTCTCTGTTTCACCGGGGGTGTTATCCAAGTCCAGACGCAGGGCGGTCTCAGATTTGGTCAGTTCGTGGAGGGAGAAGTTGGGGGAGAGGTTCATTTGATACCTTTCTGTGATTCAAGGGCTTGGTTGTACAAATCGATGCAAGAGTTGAGCTTGGTGATCGCTCTGTCACCTTCTTCGGCTATTGCGAAAAGAGCTTTTCCAACCTCTGGGTCAAGCTCGGTTCGTGCTTCTCCTCCACTATCTCCTGTGGGAGCTGGGGTATCTGCGGAGGCTTGTACGGGGCAGGACGCTTTGAGGCGCAGCTTGAGAGCGCCAGAGTCAATAGCAGCATCACGCTGCTTTGTAGCAAGTTTGGCTTTTTCATTTGTCTTCCTCAATGCTTCAGCGGTTGTTGTTACGGCAGCGGCTAAAGCCTGCTCCTTGGCCCGTGCTTCGGTGTTTAAACGATCAACTTCCACCTGCTGGGCTTCTCTCTCGACATACTTGCCGTAGAAATACCCGCCGCCGAAGGTCAGCAGCAGGGCAATCAATCCAGAGAGTAAACCTTTCATGGCTTGGGAGGCTCGTCAGTGTCGTTAGCTTCGGCCTTGGCGGTTGCATTGGCAATGGCCTTGATCCCTGATCGGCCAGCTACCCCACCCAGAACGCCTGTGATGAACACCATGATGGTTGAGATTTGACTTGTGTAAATCTTGT